GACCTTTTTTGCTACTGTATCTTTTATGGAAATAATGTTTACTTTTTTATTTGGGTGATACATACATAACCATAAACAATACATAGATATTAATTCAGTTATACCAGCTTGTCTAAATTTTAAAATAATATTAAACCTTTCTTTTAAGAACTGATATAATACTGATTTTTGATAAGGATATAAATCAAATTGTACTCTACCCAATACAGGATTTACTACATATATGAAATTTGAAAAATAGAATACATCCTTAGATACTTTAGCTAGAATTCTAATTTCTTCTGAGGTTAATTTTTTATTTTCTTCTTTTAAGATTCTTCTTGCCATAATTAAAACTTATACCGTACCCTTAAAAATAAATCAGAACCAAAATTCTTTTTCTGATTTGGATAATAAAATCCATTTAACCCCAATGTATAATTAAATTTATTAGTCTTGTATTCTAGTCCTAAATCTAAATCCCATAAATTATTGAATGGTCTTACTGTTAATTCAGTGAAAAAATCAAATTTTTTATAAAAAGATACTTTCTTTGAGGTTAATTTGTTATTAACATAATTATATGAATATGAATTCAGATTTATCTTAAACTCCTTTGAATAAACTTCTCCTTTGGTATTTTGTAAATTTAGTTTTAGATTGTCGTTATCTAGTAACATCTGAAGTAACCTATCAGTTTTAGGATATTGAGTTAAAAACAACGATGAAATATCTAGATAAGTTGAATCCTGATAGTATAATCTTAAAGTATCAGTTTTAATTTCAACTTTTGAAATTTTTACTGTATCACTTGGAAGATATTTAGTAACCAAATATGGAACTTCTATAAATTTGAATTCAGGTTCAAGTTCAATTGGTTTATTGATAAATACTGTATCAGTTTTTGTTATATCTGATTCATTGTTATGTTTTGATTTTTTAAAAATCAGGATTACTAAAAATACAATCAATGAAAATACGATACCTAAGAAGAAACTTTTGAAATTCATATTACCAGTTTTTTGAGTTTACTTCTTCTTTTACTAGATAAATCTCTTTTGGGTAACTTAACTTTCAAAACATATTGAAAATTGGTCTCATAAAATTCAGATATGGGTTTACAAGAACTAACTGTATTGAATACTTCATTTAATTCTTCTGGTGAAGTTAAGCATTTTGTATTTTTTCTAAAATTTCTTGTCATAAACATTTGGTTTTTTTTGGTGATTCAAGATACAATAGTTTAAACTAGAATTATAAGGCTTATGAATTTTTATATTCTCTTTTGTTTTTAACTCCTTATTACCTTCTAAACTAAAAATAGGTAAATTTGAATATAACTTATTTACCTTTTTAGAAGGTATAAGTTATATTTATTGACACGGTATTGATTTATTTTTATTGCGTGCATATAAATAGAATACTCTATTAGAGTATTCTATTTAATTATATCCTTTATTATAATTAAAAATTAATAATAAATGCGTATATATGTGAAGGAAACTCAATACTGTTGATTTTTTACTGAAAAATCATATGTTTTTTACTATCTAGTGAATATTTTTTATAAAATACACCTTTGATTTGGTAAATACTATCATTCCATATAAAAATTTAACTCAAAAAATTATTTAGGATATGAAATTAAACGAAGGAGATGCTGTTTTAGTTACTGGTTATGCTTTTTTTGAAAAAGCATTGATTGAAAAAGCTGAAAAAGGTCAGTATATACTGAGTAATGGCTTTAAAATTGACAAGAATTTTAATGTTATAGGTAGTAATAAGTTCATTGTTAAGCCATTTATAGAAGAAGAATATCAATTTTTAGTAGCAAAATCTGCAATTCCTAAACTTTTAGATGAATTTAGTAAGAAATATACATCACTTTCAAAGGAAAAAACTATCAAAATATATAAAAAGTTGAATATTTTGAGTAAAAAACACCTTTAAAAATTTAAAAAATTATGTTTATCAGGACATTATTATTATTCCACATAGTTGGTAGATGGATTATATCACCTTTCATGAAAAATTCAAGCAATATTCTTGCTTATCATAAAGTTATGAAAGAAGAATATGGTAAAGAATATACTGGTAGGTTAGGAAAATTCATATTTACATTTGCTTTATTAACATTAATAATAACATTATGTGCCCTATACTTATAATATTATATGTAATTGGTTTATTATTTACATGGTTTGTAGACCAAACTATAATGGATACTAAAATGGTTAATACCTATTCGTGGAAACATATATCAGTATTAACTATAATATGGTTATTATCACCAATATTCATCATAGGTTTATTATTTTTGGGTATAAAATTTTTAGTTTCCAGAATTTTTAGAAAAATATAACCCAAAATACTATTATAATTTGTCAAATTATAAGTTAGTGATTTTATAATAAGTACGTTTATTTATGTCGCTAAAAATATATATGAGATAATGTTACAACTTTTCTAAACCATACTTTTTATATCCAATGACACCACTAAATCTCATATATATTTTATGGCTTCCAGTCTTTGGGAAAAGGTTGGAAGTTTTTTTGTGTTAAAAACACAAATGACAGTAGAATCATCAATAAGATTATAAAAAATCATTATGAAAAGAACAGATTATTTATATTTGGAATGTATAGAATACCCAAAAGGTATAAATATAGATTTAAAAGAAAATAACATAGTATTTTGTTTAAATAAACAAGGGATTTATAATGTTATAAATGTAAAAGTTACTAGAAAATACCCTATATTAGGAATTTTTAATAATTATGAATACCAATGTTTAGAATTTAATTCACCAAAAGCAAATCTTAGTTATTCATTATTACAAACCATAGTAAATAAACTCAATGATTTAATGCATTTATATAGAGCTGGTATCATAAAGGGTAATTTAAAAATAAACCTTTTCAAAATTTTTTAATTAAAATCCCTTGAGGTTACTATTCTTTTAAGTTATTATAATAACTTAAAATTTTTTAGGCCTATGAACACAATTTTTTATGCTCAAAACAGAAAAGGTAATATCCCAATAAAAGGGATAGACCAGCTAAAAATTGAATTAGTATTTGAAAATGCTGGTAATTTACA